CAAAAAAGTAATGTCTCTAATAAATTAGAATTTATTATGGGAAAAGTTTTAGAAAAGTTTAACCATGATCCTTCAACTAGGACCATAGGCGCTTGGCTAGGTGTGTTTAAGTTGTATTCTAATATAGCACTATTGCCTGGGTAATTACCTGCAATACGCAAATTAGCAGCGTCTGAGCTAAAGTTAGCTAGCCCACTAGCTGATGTGTCTGTATAGTTTGTTGCAAATAAGTATATTCTATCTGTAGAAACTATAGGTAAAGCTCCGATAATTTTTAAATTAGGTCTTATTTGAAATTGAAAACCTGCATAAAAAGTGATACCTGGAGCGTTTACTGTTACGCCTGCAGTACTGTTTGAGTAATCCGAAACAACACCAACAACGTTGCCTTGTACTACAACCTCGTAGTTTACATGTATTCGTTGGTCATTACTGTTAGTTGTTGCGTCCGATGAAAAAGCGTCAATGTATATTTCGCCTGGATACGATCCGGCTGTGCTAGATATTACCGTAATAGTAAAATCAGGCATTACGCTAGCTATTTTAACATTACCTAAAACGTTTTCCAAAGCTCCTACGTCTTGCCCTTCAGATTTACTTACTGCTACATTCCTAGCATTTCTATATTCTCCAGATGGTAGTAATCTATCATCTAGGTCTTTATTCATTTTAGACTTAAGAAAAGTATTTTTAGCTTCTGCCATTTAATTTTAGTGTTTAATCCATTTAGATTTGCCCCTCATAACTTGAGTAATCTCTTCCAGCTTAATATTAGATAACCTTATTTTTGCATTACGCATTTTAGCGCTTTTCTCTTTCTTTAATCTTTGAACCAAATATTCTGGTTGATTAGCTCTAGTGGCAACAATAGCATGACTTATATAAGCATACAAAGCATCTTCAGCCATTTTAGGAACCCTGGAATCAGCGTCATATGCTAATCCGTCTGAAACGTATTCAAATATTATAACCTTATTAATCAAGTTACTAGAAAACGCAATCTGATTTGTTCTTTCATTTATAGTAAACCAACCATTTGTTTGACTAGTAAGAGGATTTGAGCCATACCGTTGGCCTACGCCTATTCTATTAAAATTATGTTGATCCGCATCCGCATCTACAAAATTTTGATCAGATCCACCTGTTATTCTTCTGGTATCATTGCTATCCCATCTTTGTTCAGTGATAGAAGTTGTTTGCAAGTTATTACCAAAAGCGTCTTGCATAGGTGTACCATATACATCTTGTTGAGGTATAGTGTCGGGATTACTTGTTAACGTGGTCGGGTATATAATGTGTTTTACACCTAGCCCATCTACCCACGAGAACTTTACGTAGTTTACGTAGTCTTGAGGTATAGGTATTGATAGGTTGTTTGGGATTGTTAGCTCTTGAGATTTTATACTTTTTAGTAAGTCATAGCTAAATTCTTGAAGCCCTCTTTTAGCATGAAAATTTATATCATACTTTTTAGCGGTTTGTATTATTTTTCCATCTCCAACAAANCCTACCATATAATTTTCTACGGCTTCATTTAAAGTAAGATATGAATAACTACCGTAGTTTTCTTCTACAGTATCGCCAAAAGCATCTCTATTTCCATATTGACCACCAGTTAGTGATTTTAACTGCACTACTACTATACTAGTTGATGAAGGTAATGTGCCTATGAATGTAACAACAGATGTTATATTTCCTTCTGAAGTTGAAGATGTTTTTAACTCATATTCAGTTAGCCATTCAACAAACGTTGTGCCACCGTCGGTACTAACATATATTTTAAAGTTATTTAATGGGTAGTAAGGATCTGTATTCAACCACGCACTTGCTGAACCTAAGCTCAGTGGTGTGTCAAATGTAAAATTCGCGCTACTAATAGTTGATACGCCATTGCCAACCACATGCTGAGAACCTGCGTAATATTGAGAATTATTTTCTGTTATTAAGCCCATTTATTATGATTTTTCTTGTATTTCCTCTTTTTGAATTTCCGTAGCAGCCGCTTGTATTATTTGAGGGTCTCTTATTACCACTCCTGCGTACAATAGTATTCTTAATACTAAATCAGTTTGCTCTGAAGGATTCAATTCAAAATTGATACTATTAACATCGTCATATATGTATGCTCCAACCGTCGGATCTATAGTGTAATTCCATTGAGGATTTAATGGTTGCACTATTAACTCAGAAGTAACCAAACCACTCACAATACTTGTTGATGAAGGTTTTGGATTAGGATATATCCTTAAATTAGGAGCTGATAAGTTAAAATTATTAACGTAATATACAGGATCATTAACCGACGGTGCAGTTAATCTAGACCTTGTTATTAAATTATATTCTTTTTTAGAAATTTTTTCACAAATTGAAGTTTGAATTAATCCATTTGAAGAATTATTACTACTAGCTGTATTATATTGAACCTCAACATTTCCTACTTGCTTAACTACCCTACCATCCAAAGCGAGTGTAACCGCGGGAGTAAGATTCCAGTAAGGAGCAAAAGTAGATCCGNATTGCCAGATAGCGTCCCTGTATATAAATGGTTCTAAGTTTGTGACCACATTATCGTAAATGTTGAACCATTCAGTGTCATTTTGAGAATTGTTTTGATTCTTTCTATTGAATTGATCTCCGCTAGGAAAGTAACCCTCAAATATTTCTAACTGAGCTTGAGCTCCTATCTTATTATACTCGTCAGGAGTTAAATAACCTCTCTGCTCTTTATTTAGTATAGATAAAACGGTTTGATACACTGTATTTACGTTTATAGCCATTTTAATATTTTATTAATTATAATAGTTAGGCCACCTTTAAAGCGGCCCAGCTACTATATAGTATTACATGTTTATTTCAGCTTTTTCTCTATTGACTTAAATACATCAACACCTTCATCGGTTTTGAAGTAAGCAGCCATCGCTGAGTAAGGGTTTTCGTCAAAAGGAACAGTCATTAGTTTAGCTCCATTTGTTGCCCAAGTAAACGTTCGTTGATCTGAGGATAAAGCAATTACGCCCTGTTCTCTTGCTACAATAGCTAAATTTCTCAACTGAACATTATCATCATTAGCTAATTCTAAGAATAGCCCAGGGTTTCGTTTAGCAAATAATAGCAAATCTCTTTTAAGTTCCTTAGAAGTCATTGAAGTGACTTTAGAACCAATCTCTGTTCGCATTATTGCTTCGCCCATGTCAACATCCATCTCTCTTGCCGCATTTAAAGCATCAATCTGGTAGTCTAAAAAGTCTAACTCATCAATAGCATCTGCTACGTGATCAAACTCTGCGTATTTTTTACCTACGCCTGGATGATATAATGACAAAATCTTTTGTAAGGATTGACTTTCCTTAGGAACGAATAAAGTCCCATTTTTAAATATGATGTGCCCTAATGTTGCATCACCTTTTTGTTCATCTCTAAACGGTGAATTTTGATTAGTTGCATATCTTAATTCTCTTTGTTCCATTTTCACATCATCAAACCACAATAAAGGAAATCTTCTTGAATGCCTAGATTGGATTGTATAAGTTAATGGAGATTTATTATGCAATAAATAATAATTTCTATCTTTAATTTCCCACGTTGGTTTTGTGGGTTGAACTGGTGCAGATTTTGCAACAGTTGGCTGAGGAGCAACCTCAACTTTTTTTGCTGGAGCTTTTTTAGTAGCCATAATATGATATAATTTAATAGTTTATAAGAGTAATAATTACCCCCGTCAGTACAACGAGGGTAAAGATTACAGTAATTTACTCTTGTCTAGACAGTGAACAATACAAAATTGTTTGCTCCTTGTACACAAAGACATCTTTCAGAAAGGAAGTGTACCTCCATTGCATCAAGATCAGAAGTAGCTGCACCAACAGATCCAGTCACCCAATTCTTCATACGTCTATCATCAGCTTGTGAAGCTCTGTATCGTACGTGTAAGAATGGACGTCTGATGTTTGTACCTAATACTTGATCGTATACAGTAGATGTTCCAGCAGGAACTAATACACCTTGGATATCTCCAACTTGTGAGCTAGTCAATGGATCAGCTGCACCTCTTGTTGAAGCATCATTTAAGTATTTCCAGTCAGTCTTATAGAAATCGTAAGATCCTCTACGGAAACCTGAGAAACCTAAGTTAAGTGCCATTTCTTCAGAGTTTTCAAATACCCCAAAAGAACTACCACCACCATAAACAGCTCCAGCGCCTGTTGGAGAACCAACACCAGAAAGCATATCGTCAAAAGCCAAATTAGAAATTCGGTTTAAGAATAACATGTTCTCTTCAATTGCACCTTGCGTGTCTAAGTTTTGTAGGATTTCATCAAACTGTCCTAATCCAGTTGTAGCATCAAAGCCACTGTTTACATTTCCTCTGTCATTAATAGCAGCAAAGAAACCTTGTGTTCCTTTTTTACCACTAGCTAATGCTTTAGATCCTGCAGCAGCAAGCTCACCTTCTACCATTGACATTTCTAAGTAATCTTCAAAACGTAAACGAGTTTCAGATTCAGCTTTTAAATACCATAAGTATCCAGATGTTCCGTCTTCAGTTGCAACTTCTACCCATCCAATTTGTGCAGTATCAGATCCAGATACAACGTATTTGTTTCGGATAATGATTGGAGAGTTAGAGAATTGTGTAAAAGATGGAGTAATGCTTTGGTAATCGTCNGCTGCTAAGGTAGAACCTTTTGCATATTCAGAACCATAAACAAATATCTTAAGCCCTGTAGCTCCTAGTCCACTTGTATCAGCAGCAGTATAAGGNGCTACTTCAAGATCTCCAGTTGTAACATTAGAAGATAATACTAATGCTTTTAATTCAGCGTTAGTAGCTGGATCGATTATTACAATAGTTTGGTTTTTAGAAATAACATTTGCTACATAATCTTTAGGATCAGCAGGTGTTAAATTTAAAGGTATAGTTAAAGTACTTACGTTTCCTACGACAGCATTAACTACTCCAGTATAAGATACGTGTAATCTATTTTGTTCAGACCAAATTACTTGATCAGAAGTCATAGGCATTTCTGCTCCTACCATACGTAAGAATCCAGATAAAGTACGATTACCGTATCTTTCTATTTCTTGTTCGTATACTTCTGGTAAGTATTGTTCTGCGAAAGCCGTAGTGGTTCCGTCTGTAAAGTTTAGATAATTGCTATCTAAAGCTTGTTGTTTTTGACTCGGTTTAATTGAGCCGAATTGTGGTGCTAAAGCCATAATTTTTAATTTTTAAAGTTTCGTTTTTTNATTTTTAGTTTTGAAGAGTCCGCTCCGCTGATTGATTTCACTTTTAATCCATTCACAAATACGCTACCAGGGACTGATTGTCTAACATCCGTTTGAATGTTATTTGACTTAGCTGTTATGTCTCTAACGGCATCAGCTTTTCCTTGTTCGTAAAAGTGCTGAGCTAAAGTGTCGGCATTTCTTGCAGCATAAATGGCTTTATGATAATCAGCATAATTCTTAACTTGTCCTTTTTCGTTTAGAAACTTTCCAACTACGGACTTTAGATCAGATTGATTTGCTTTTACATTGTCGGTGTCTTTTACAGAATACCTAAACTTCTTTTCTCCTACGTTGAAATTAAAACCTTTAAAATCACTAGAAAAGTAATCATTAGTACCATGAACAAAGGCATCTCTTGACTGCGCATTTACTTGCTCTTCCTCTTTGTATCGATTGAAAAAATCAACAGCTTTTTGTTGGTCTTGAGTAACGCCCGGTCTCAACTTGATCTCGTCGTAATATTTACTCTTAAGTCCTTCTAAATAGTGTTTGGCTTTTCCAACCTCTTCTTTGAACGCAATTTTTCTCTTGCGTATATCTTTTTCATCGTCTAACTCTTCATCATATGAAAAGTCTTCTAATAAAATATTCACATCATCACCTTCTAAATAAGGTTTTGTTTTTGAATAGTATTCTTTTAGTAAAGCAGTATCGTTTATAGTAGTATAATCCGCATTTAAACGTACAAAATCTTGTACAGTTCCACCGGTATCTTCCATAAAAGTAACTAATTTCTCTATGTTTTCCGGTAACGGTTTTCCAGATACTCTTTCGTCTCTTACTGCTTCTTTTATTTCAGCTTCTACTTTTTTAGTTTCTTGCTGAACTTCTTCTTCTGTTATTTCCTGCAATACAACCGGTTGCTCTTGCTCTTGCTCTGATTCTTGCACTTGCGCTTGCTCCTCTGCTACAATAGTTGGTTGTTCTGCAACAACTTCTTTTTCTTCTACTTGATCAATTACTACTTTAGTAACGTCTGCCTCTTTTGGTTGACTTAAATCAATTTTTGCTGGAGCACTTGGCTCATTTGAAAATTTTCTAGGAGTTTTCTTTTTGATTTTAAAATCTCCTTCTTGTTTTACTGGTTCTGACATGATATAATATAATTAAATAGTTAAAAATTTACTTTACTTAGGGTCAAATTGTTCTAAACCAAATCCTCCTAATACGTCCATTCCTGAGGACTCAAAGTTTTTTGGAGGCGAATTGTTTTGTCTTTGATTAATTAGTTCACTCTGTTGTGAAGCTACTATCTTAGCCCTATCATCTTTACGATCTTCTTTGTTATTTTCTTTCGATGTTTGCTGTTGTGAATTTGCCATAGCAAGTTGCATGTTAAAATCAAACTCTGTTTGCATTAATTGCTTCTTTATAGCAGCTTCTTGTTGTAGCTTTTGAACATCAAATTGCATCTTAGCTTGCTCTAACTGTATCTTTTGTTCTGTTAAAACTTGTTGTTTTTGTGTTTCAGCCAAAGCGGTTTGTTGTGCTAACTGAGAGTTTGCTTGTGCTTGTGCTTGTATATTTGCTTGCTGCGCTTCTTGTTCTCTTTTAGCTTTTTGTTGTTGACGTACTTTTAAAAATTCATTAGCTGTCTTAATGTTCGCTATGTTTCTAATATCTATAGCATCATCTAATCCAATTAATCCCGCGGACAATGCTGTTTGTATATTGTTTTCCATTTTAGCTCTTTCCTCATCATCCGGCTCTAACTCTAGAAATATACCAAAGTCATGTAGTTGTAAGGTAGACAATTCATCTAAGGTTCCTACATTATATGTACTTATAGATTGCTTTAATGATTGTGCTGTTAGTGGATATGCTAATGCATCTGCTAATCGTAGCGCAATGTTTTCGCAAGTGGATAATGTTAAATACAGTTGAGCTTGTAGTATGTGTCTTGTAGCTGTGTTTGAATTTGCGGCTGCTATCTTTTGTAAACCTACTAAAGCATTTTTATCAGGTGTACTTCCATCTCTTGCTTCGTTTAACCCGGTAACATCTCGAATCATTTGTAGGTAATACTGATACGTACTTATCAAAGCACTCAATTTAGCTTGACCGTTAGATGATTGCAGCTCTTGGATAGGAACTTTACCTCTATTTGGGTCACCATCTTGTGTAAGCGATCTACCTATAATACTACCTGTTTGGAAATACATATTAAGAGCTTCTTGAGGATTATAGTTTGTACCATTACCTAAATCAACTTCCGATAAACCATCAACATCAAGATAAACCCCGTCAGGAACCATTCTTGATAATACTTGCTGTATTTTTAAATGAGTCAGCTGAATCATATCAGCAAACCCAGTAACTCTACTTACTAATGATTGCACTTTTCCTTTGTACATCCTAGGTGCACAAATAGAATAGTTCATTTTAACTTTAGTAGTATCAGCGGTTGGCCTAGTCATGTTTTCTGACATCTCCCACTTTAGCATCATATCCTGCCCAAGTATTTTAGCTCCACTATACAAAACCTCTATGCTTCTACCTACTCTTTCAAAGTTATCATTCTTAGGAGGATTAAACGTGTCTGGCTTTTCTAAAGCTTTTTCAAGACCTTGATCTGTTTGCTTTATTTTAAATATCTGATCACTGTACGTTTTGTATTCAAAAAATAATACGTTAACCTGGTCGTCATCTCCTTGACCACCATTGTACCCTCTTAAGTAATTACCAGAACTACCAACCTTGTTTATTTGCTTTAAATCTTCTGGCGTTAGTTGTGGGAATTGTTTTTTCAACTCAGGTAAAGAAACTGTTTTAACTTCACCTACATAATATAGGTCTTCAAAATTTGGATCTTCAGTATATGAATAAACCAAACTAGCTGGATCTACATATTCTGTTTTTATACCTTCTGTTAAATTAAAACTTGTTTTTGTACAACCAATGCCTAAAACAACTAAATCATATATAACTCTTTTTCTAGCTTCGTCGTATTTGCTTTTATCTAATATTGTATTTATAGCTTGCTCCTCTGCTATTTCAACAGATTCCTTAAAATCTAATTGCATCTTAAGAGATAGCTCATTGATGTCTTTAGGTAATTTTTCAGGATCAGTAGAATACATATTAACACCTAATGTGCTTTGTACATTGTCTAAAAATTCTTTTGCAACCATATCACGCATTATTCTTTCTGCGTAATTAGTTCTTTTCTTTAAAGATTCAGGGTCTTGCGCAAAAGCTTTAATCTCATAAGATCTTTGCGACATACCATTAACAACGATATCCACAAATTTAGATATTACAGGTACTGGTTTCCAATCTAAGTTTAAATAAGACAAATCACCATTAATAGCTAACTCATCTTTATATTTTTGTATAGATTGTTCTCCTCTAGCATAAAGCTTGAGTCTATGGTAGTTTTGGTAGTTAGATAAAAATCTATCTCCTCCACTTCTATTATTACGAAACCATTCGAATTCAATAGCCTGGCCTACCTTGACACCGTATTCTAATGTTTGCTTTTCCTCGTCAGGTACCACCTGGTCTGGAAA